AAACCTCTTGCGCTTTGGCCTTCGCTAAGAATTTTCAAAAAATAGACAACTCGATGGTGGTCTACGTTAAGTCCGAGGGGAGACTTTCCGACAACATGCTAGAACGTTCAGGAATCGATACTAGTCCTGAGAAATTATTTATATATAAATGTAATATTTTTGAATCTGTAATTGATTTACTGCGCCAATTAGTTCACGACAATATTAATGATACTCGCTACATGTTTATCGTAGACTCTATGGATGCCCTTATCCCCAGGGGAGATTTAGAAAAAGGCTCTGACGAGGCTGTGAAAGTGGCGGGCGGCTCCCTCTTGACCTCAGATTTCTTAAAAAGAATGGCTCTATCTTTCGCGAGTAAAGGCCATATTTGCTATATGATCTCCCAAGTTAGAAGCACTATCAAAATCAACCCTTATGAAAAAGGAGACCCCCAAATCACTAACGCATCTGGGGGAAATGCGGCCCTGCATTATAGTGATTGGATTTTGGAATTTCAGCCTAGATACAATAAGGATATTATTTCCACGCAACCCAACGGAAAAGGAGACCATCTAGGGCATTGGTGTAAAATTATTTTCCGAAAGACTGCAAATGAAAAAACGGGAATTGAAATTAAATATCCCATTCGTTACGGTAGGACCAACGGCCAAAGCATATGGGCAGAATATGAAGTGGTAGAAATGCTACAGATGTTTGACATGGCTCAAGCTAAGGGGGCGTGGGTTACAGTAAGCGATGAGATCATAGAAGAAGTCAAAGAAAAGCTCGATTTAGATTTCAAAAAACAGCACCAAGGAGTAGATAATTTAAGGAAGTATTTCGAAGAAAATACAGAAATAGGAAAATATCTTTTCAAAAAATTCAGAAATGTCTTGAAAAAGTCTTGATAAACCCTCAAAAAAGTGTAAATATAACATATGGGAGCGTACTGGATTCGATTTAGGGTCTTACGCCAAATTGCAAGCAGAGGATGATAGCTGGCCTCTTTAATCACCTATCAAAGGTTTCAACTGCCAAAAATGAAGTTGATATGGCTCCTTCCCTAGCTGAAGCTGACGCGATTCTCGCTCAGTTCGGTTGGACCGAAGAGGCTGCTGTAGCTGTTTAGGCTACCCGTCCTACTCTGGATGCTCGTTAAGGAGCTAGGGCGTCGATAGCGAGCAAAAAAAACTAGGAAATGCGAGGAGTCTAGTATAAATAAAGTGCCTCCAACCTCGCGTGTAGTTGTTAGTGGCGAAGCGCGAAAATTAACACTGACTAAGCTTGTAGTATGTTTGAGCCAACGGCTTTAAAGACAGGGGTTCGACTCCCCTCGCTTCCACCAATTTAATAAAGATGAGATTATATAATGTATATGGCAAACTCCAATCTAAAAACGTGACGAAATTCCTTATAGATTGGGAGGGTAAATCTAGATCAAAGCTGCAATTTAAAGCGAAACAATTTTTTAAAACTGTTTGGGAAAATCAAATAGTCTACGAAGAATTCCCCGTATTCGGGTCTAGAATGAAGGTAGATTTCTTAAACGCAACTAAAAAAATCGCCGTTGAGGTTAATGGGCCCCAACATTCAAGCTTCAATAAGTTTTTCCACAATAACTCTAGGATGAAATATTTAGACTCCCTGAAAAGGGATCACGAAAAATCCTTGTGGTTAGAACAAAATAACTTTACCCTTGTCGAACTTGAAAAAAAAGATGTTGAAACGTTAAGCAGAGAGCTGCTCTGCGAAAAATTTAAAATAATTATATAAAATGAACACAAACTACTGCACCGAAACCGAGAGAGATGTCCTTGCGGGACTCATGATTAACTCAGATCAATTAATTCGCAATAAAAAGATTTTACACAGCGATTTATTTCATGTACCAGAACATTCCTCTATCTACGAAGAAATCACAAGGCAACTAGAAGAAGAGAGACGCGTTTCTCCTGACTCGATGAGAAACAAGTTCGACCAGTTGGGATGGACTGACAGAAAAGGAAATAAAATTTCTGATTTAATAGCTGCGATCTGTGTTTCTCCTCCCGAAGCGGATGAAATCTCAGAATTAATTATCCAGCTCGTAGAGCTTGACTACCAAAGAAAGGGTAAGAAGGCGGCCATTAAAATACAAAACATTTTAGATGAAAACTTACCGTTGCCCGAAAAATTTGACCTAATTCAGGAAACTTTTGCGGAAGGAATGAGAATTCCTGTTTCGCAAGGAGAAAAACCTACAAAAATTTGGGACGGATACATTGAACAGAAAGAATACGATGCGGCTCACCCCGAGGAAAAAGAGGTTATCGGCTACGATTGGCCCTACCCAACCGTAACGGATATTTACGGCAAATTAAGAAGAGGCTGCGTCCATGTCGTTGTGGCGCGAGGAGGAGCAGGTAAGTCTACCATGATTAATCACGTCTCCAAACACCTAGTAGACAAATATGATTTACCAGCGCTTATCCTAGATACCGAGATGGACAAGGGCACTGTGCAAGATAGGATGTTCGCTTCAATTTCAGGAGTAGGTGTTCACCCCCTAGAGGAGAATAAGTGGTTTAAGAACGATGATACAAAGCGCAAATTTTACGAAGGCTCGAAAAAAATTAATGCTGACGAGAAAATTTATCATATATACGTAGGGGGCAAAAGTATACAGGAGATAGAGGCTATAGCTTTAGATTTCTATTACACCGAAATAGGTAGCGGAAACCCTTTTCTCATGGTTTACGATTACGTGAAATGTGATGCGGGGGCTTTAAAAAATAACTGGGCCGAGCACCAAGCCTTGGGAGACCATATGGATCGCTTGCATCAATTAGCCCGCAACTTAAACTGCGTGGTTCTTACTGCGGCCCAAGCCAATAGGAGTGGTGATTCTTTCGGGACCAATAGAAACGCTGCTGGGATAGCAGATGATAGCACGGCTATTGCGGATTCCGATAGAATCCAAAGATATGCGGAGTTTGTAGCCATTCTCAGAACTAAAACTTATGCTGACGTAGCCCTAGATGAACCTAACGTGGAAAACTCGGATGCCGATACCGCAGAAATTCGTTCCATAGCTAATCCTAACGACTTACAGTTTGGCACTCACATGTTTACCGTCATTAAAAGTAGACACGGGGGAGCAAGGTCAGCTGGACATATTGATTTCGTAGAAAGATTTGGGGCTAATGGCAAACGAACTCACTCCCGAAACTACATAAACTTATCTTTTGAGAACTTTCAAGTCATAGATAAAGGAGACTTGAGAGATATTGTGAGAAGCCAAAGCGAAGATCACGATTTATCAGACGGTCTTTTATGAATGATTTAAGGGATATTTTACACAAGTTAGGATACACGAATTTGCAAGATTCGGGTTCTGTGTACAGAACGAAGCCCCTGTATCGAGAATCGGGTAATGATACTGTATTGTGTATATTCAAAAATTCAGGATATTTCAAAGATCATGGGAGGGAAGAGTTTAAAGGACCCTTTGAAGAGCTGGTTAGGCTCACTCTCAATCTGAAAAGCTGCAAAGAAGCCGCTCGGTGGCTTGGTAAGACGGATTATGCAGAGACAAGGGATTATTACCAGAAGCAAGTAGAGTGCATAGGCGTAGATAAAATATTTGACCAAGAAAACCTTTCTTTAATTATCAAGGACTATTCTTATTGGAATCAGAGAGGTATTTCTAGCAAAATTTTAGAAAAATTTAAATGCGGGGTGGATAATGGAGTAGAAGGCGGTAAAATGCAGAACAGATATATATTTCCTATATTTGATTCTGATTTAAATATAATTGGCCTTTCTGGCAGAAAATTAGAAGCGCAGTCTAAGAGGCCCAAGTGGTTACATTATGGCTCTAAATCTAAATGGATTTACCCCGCCTTCCTAAATGAGAAGGAAATAAAAGACAAAAGCGAAGTTATACTTGTGGAAAGCATAGGGGACATGCTATCCTTATGGGAGAATGGCATCACGAACTGCATAGTTTTATTTGGGGTAAATCTAAGTAAGCCCGTGCTATTTCATCTCATAAAATTAAAAGTAAAAAAAATTATTATCGCCCTAAATAATGATGGTGATAATAAAGCGGGAAATAAAGGGGCGTTGAAAATACTTGACTTATTAAATTATTATTTTACTAAAAATAATTCATTGATAGCCTTACCTCCAAAAAATGATTTTAACGAAATGAGTAAAGAAGAAATATTAGATTGGAAAGCTAATGTCTAAAGAACAAATATTATCGGCATCCCGAATAAAGACTTTAGAATCTTGCTCTTGGAAATTCTGGTGTACATACGAACTTAAACTCCCTAGGTCTCAAAATGATGGAACTTCTCGCGGATCGGCATGTCACCTCGTTCTTGAGGTATTGTTGAACCCGCGACACAAAAAATATATCACTAAAATCATTAAGAAAAATACCGTTCATTGTGTTCCCTCTATCGTTAGATTACTCAAAAAAAGTTTAAACAAAGATGGCTTCCTAACTCATGATAATCTGGAGCTTTGCGATGATATGATTATCGTCGCTTTGAACTTAGACTTCTCAGGAGGCAAGGGGGCTAAAATTGACAAGCCAGAAGAGGAATTCCTAATAGACAGCAAGAGTCCTCGCTATAAAATGATGGGCTACATTGACAAGCCAATTCAATACAAAAAAGAAGGTAAGGTTAAAATCGTCGATTACAAAACTAACAAAAATAAATTTGTAGAAGACGAGGTGGACTACAACGTGCAAGCCTTTGCCTACCTCTTGGCCGCTAAACAGATATGGCCCAAACTAACTGATGCCTCTATCCAGTTTCAATTTTTAAAATTCCCAGATGATCCGTGTATTGAAATAAAATACTCTGAAGAACAATTAGCTGGATTTGAGTATTATCTTGAGGACGTTTATAACAGAATCAATAATTTCTCCGAAGAAGACGCCAAAAGCAATTTTGCCAAAAATAAGCCTTTCCCCAAAAAAAAGGAGGGGTTTACGGGCCCCTTAAATTGCGGCTTCGCAGAATACGAGGGTCATTTAAAGAAGGATGGAAATCCTCGTTGGTATTGCGAACATAAGTTTGCTTTTGATTACTATAGCGTAGTAGATGAGGAAGGGAACACTCTATATAGCTCAAAAGATAAAGAAGATTTAAAGCCTAAAAAAAATCAGAGCATCGAGAAAAGGCACTACGCGGGGTGTCCCGCGCATAATCAACCTTTGCCCTCCGATGGAGAGCGAGAGGACCCAAGCGATTTCCCCTTTTGAGTTGACTTCTTTTAAAAAGTTTTTTAATATAACCTTATGGACGTGGTTCCACTTTTTAAGTCTCAATACAGTATAGGTAGATCGATCTTAACTCTGGAGGACGAGGGCGCATCGCAAGATAGCGGCCCTGATTCTATTTTCGATATATGCGCGGCCAATAACTTAAGCACCTTCTTCTTGGTCGATGATAGCATGTCGGGCTTCCTTCAGGCGTATGTAAATTCTAAAAAGAATAACGTTAAAATGATTTTCGGCTTGCGAATTCCAGTCTGCCCAGACTTAGAGCAAAAAAATGCTGAGAGCTTAGATAAAACGTGCAAATATATTATATTAGCTAAAAACACTAATGGGTACAAGCGTTTAATAAAATTATTTTCACAATCTTCGTTGAAGGGCTTTTATTACACTCCTCGCGCTGATTTCACATTAATCTCCTCCGTCTGGAATGATGAAGACTTGCAGCTAGCTGTCCCCTTTTATGACTCTTTTATACATAAAAATTCCCTACAGGACGCTTGGTGTCCCGAACCACCCCCAGACTTTAACTTAGATTTAATCATAGAACAAAATAGCTTGCCCTTCGATCACCTTATTCGTAACCGAATTGCCGAATACGCAAAAAATAATAAAAAATGCAATTTAGTTAAGGCTCAGAGTATTTATTATAAAAATAAAAGTGATTTTAAATCCTACATAACTTTTAGAGCTATCGACAAAAGGACTACCCTCGGAAAACCCAATTTAGAGCACATGGGAAGCGATGAGTTTTGCTTCGAAAGTTGGCAAGAAAAAAATAATGAAAAAACTTCTTAGATACGATAAAGAAAAGACTTTCGTCTTTATAGACTGCGAGACATTTAATCTATGTCTTAATTTTTGCCATAATCTTCCGTGGCAAATTTCAATGTTGAAAGTAAACGGCGACGAAATTTCCAACTCTAAGGACTTTTACATAAAATGGGACACTCACCTTAAGATCGGAGCAGAAGCGGCCAGAATCACGCGCTACAGCCAACAAACGATGGATAAGAAGGGCGTCTCCCCCGAGGATGTTTATCCCACTATCAAAGATTGGCTCGATAATGCTGACTACATAGTCGGCCACAACATTTTAGGCTTTGATATCTATTTGATTAAGGGCCTCTATGAATACATGGGTGATGACTACAGCCATTTAGCTGATAAGGTAATCGATACTAACTGCATAGCGCGAGGAATACTCACTGAAAAAAAATACCGCAAAAAAGATAATTTTTTAGAATACCAATACCGTAGCGTGGCTAAGAGAGCAAAGGGGGTAAGGACTAACCTTACTGCGATGGGAAAATATTATAATATTGATCACGATTATGGTAAATTACACAATGCCTTGGTCGATTTGCAGCTCAACTTAAAGGTATGGAATAAATTAAAATGGGAGATTGAGCTATGACTAAGTTGGATGATCAATACCTCCATATTTTTACCCCCGCAGGTATGTGGGGAGATCAAATATTAAATTTATTTGCCTCTCATTACCATATGGAGAATATGGGTAGAAAAGGACTAATACTTCACACGGGCAAAGACCTTTTCGCGTCCCATCATCACCACTACGCTCCTATAGAAAGGGATATTTTAAAATTTTGGACTACTTTCGATTTCGTCAAGGGTATTCTTTTTGACGTAAACCAGAGGACATTACCAGAAGATGCCGCCAATAGTAATTATGATATTTTTCCATTCTTGGACTTCCCATACGATGATGATTATAAATGTGATTTGGCAAATCATATTGATTTTTCTCTTTTCCCTGACTCTTCTCTGAAGGTGAGCGCCTCTAAAGTCGCAGTATTTCAGCCCATCTCTCTCAAAAATAAACCTCCATTGCTAAAAAATGATTTTATTTGCGAGTGGGAACTTAGCGTTAATCAACTCATAGCGAAGGGCTACACTATTTATGTAATAGGGGGCGCTGAAGACACGAAAAAATACGACACCTTGTACCCACAATTCTCAGGCAG